CTCTTCTGGTAGCCCGCAAGAAATAACTAAATTAATGACTGAATCAATGTCTAATTCTTCTTTGCTTTTGCTTAAGACTCTAATGTCTTTAACTTTAGGGTGACTTAAGCCATAAGCCACCCCATCTATTTTAATATTAACTTTATTAGTAACTAATTCCATTATGCTCTTAGTCCTTTTTGCGTCCAGTCACCTTTTGCAAATAAGTTGATTGCGGTATTGAAGCCCTGGTCAAGATACGCTGTGAAGGTTACGGAAAGCTCTTGAGCGGCAGAACCATCAAAATTAAGTGACTCTGTGCGCGGGGCAGATCTATGTAGGACAACATCGGCACTTTTATCAGCAACGGGAAGTCTAATTGGGTGTAGAATTAATTGACCGCCCAATTCATCAAGAGATTGAAACAATCTTGATTCACCAAAGCCAGTTACCTTAGTTCCAGAAACAGGGGTTACACTATCGCCAGTTACTTCACCAACGAGAATGTCGAATCTTTCTTTAGTCACCTCGATAAGAGACATTGAAACTTCAGCAGTTGCGCCTGTGAAAATTTGTGAACCAATTAATGAACCCGTTTGATTTGAAACGATATCAACTGCCTCTGTAGAAAGAGCTAAGTCTAGAGGCCCACTTGTGGCACCTAATTCAACACTCAATCCAACCGTTCCAACAGCAAGAGTGAAGCCAGTTGCTCCACTATCAGTTTCGGCAGTAACAGCGCCTTGTACTTGATTTTCAATAGTAACAACATCGCTAGCAACAGTTACGAAGCAAGGAATGTCGGCAGTATCAACCGCAGTTTTAATTGCAGCAGCAACAACGGCAGCAGTATCACCGCTTGTAATTGTTACTTCAACGCCTGTTTTTCCTGATACGGCTGGATCGACCCCAGTCCCACCATTGAACCAAACATAATATAAATCTTCTTCAAAGTCATAACCGATAAGGTTAAGATCAAGGTAAGTATCTTCAAGGACATTTGCAGCGTTTGCAATAGTCGTCCATGTTCTACATTGTGAGCGTCCCCACCTTGCGGTGGCCGCTTCAAGTGTCGCATCGATTCTTCTAGTTGAGGTGCAAGACATATCTACTCCTTAATACGTCAAATCTTTTCTGATTTGGAAAGTTAATAAAATTTTAAACACTTTGTCATTAGATGGCAAAGGTTCTGGCGCTATGCCATTGAAAATAATATCTGTGAAAATATCGGTGTTCTTAACGAAAAGAGGATCGAGTACGGTGTTCTTGATATCAATAGCTAGATCGTAAATGCTATCAAAGTCACCTATTTCATCGAATCCAGCCTTCTTATAAAGTTCTAGGGTGCAATCAACAACATCGGATATATAATTTCCGACCTGCTCAGTTGATAGTGCCCCAAAGAATAGCTTATAATTATTGTCAATTAATGATAATGAAACGTCATTATCCCCGAAAGGATCATTTATTTCTTTATAATCACCGTTACACTTTTGTATTTGCGCCTTAATATACGCTCTCGATTCTACTATCATCGTCTTGCCAGTATGCCAGAAACCATGTTGTTAGTCGTATCTTGAACACCGTCATTATCGAGATCAAGCCTCAAGAACGCTCTAGTCGATTGCCTCGCCCCCATATCAGAATAAGATTTTGACTTGATTGCATATACGTCGTCAACCTCACTCTGAATGCTGGTGAAGATTAGAGATAGAGCAAGATATTTTGACCACGCCTTAACCTCTTCAAGATCAAACAGATCAACAGCGGTTAGTTTATTGTCTTGATTATCAGTAATCCCTCGTTGATCAAGATCATCGAGAATCATCTTTTGTGCGACTCTATGAAAGTCCAGGAAAGACGCCCTGCCAGGCCTAAGGAATCTATAAATATCTGCTTCATGAGAAACGATATCTTTATCGGTAGAAAACAGCCTATCGTCGGCAATACTTAGAACCGTTAAGCTAATCGCTTTTGATGTTGGCGCACCGTCTGTTGTTACTCTTATCGTGGCAATCTTTACACCATCGGTTGAATAACTCCAATCAAGATACTTTGTGCTTGTTACATCGATATAGCCCGCCGCTGCCTCTGGCTCAATCTCGATAAGAGTAATTGCCGCCTCATCCGGGCTAATGAAGGTGCCCTCAACGTCAATCCTTGTCTTATCATCAATCTGTACGATGTTTTCGTTTTTAATCTGTATAAATATCATATCTACTTCTTCCTTAAATAGTTGCAGGTATTAGCTTAGAGTTCTTCAGAATGATCTCAATTGCTTCTTTCATAGAATTACTGATAGTAGTCTCGCTTTGTAGATAATTCCAAACTGCCTGTGCTGCCTGTGCTAAAGATCCAGTAAACGTCACGCTGCTTCCAGCCACAGTGCAAGGTCAGCACCAAGTTCAGACGGTTCCCATAGTTGAAATTGCGACGACCATTTTAGCCCCATGATTCATTCCTTATCTGTTCTTCCTTAACTTGAGTCAGACCCATAAATGCTATCGCCTCACTTCCGCTCTTTCCTGCTATTGCGGTTATAGTGTCAGGCGTAGCGGTAATAGGATCGTCTTCCGGCATCCATAAGGCCACGAGAGCTTGCGCCTGTGATGCTTTAACCATATCAATGATTTCATCAGCATCCCACTCAGGACGCGTCAAAGGGCTTGTTGCTCGAGATAAAAAATTACTACTGATCGGAAGACTAGCGCAAGCATATAGATTGCCTTGTGCGTCCTGCCATGAGGGGTCGCGGTAGGTCAGGCTATCAGCCTTTGAATACCCCACAGCCATTGCATAGTGGTTGGCAATGTCGATATGTGTTTGTGGCACCGCTATTGTAAGTCTCATAGCGTTATTCCCGATTTAACCGCAAGATAGCTTGTCAGGCTGGCCCGCTCATCCTCAGTTACAACGCGGCTAAGGTCAACAACACTATAAATGCGACCATCTAGTGATATAAGACCCCCAGCGGCAGCACCTATCGTGATGCCAGTCAGCTCAGTCAACGGTGATGCAGATGTTACTGGCGTAGCATCGTTACCCGATCCTGTTATTTTCATTTCTCTAGCTGATGATATAGATGCAACAGCGACTTGGTTTGCACCCCAAGTCCAACCTCCTAAAGCGCTGATTTGCTTATCTTCTGCGCCCCCATCAACACGAAAACTTAAATTGCCATCCGTAGGGGTATATAAGCCTCCAAAGTTTACATTATCATCATCATCAGCAAAGAAATTTGCCCCATTTGCACGGTAAGCAAAAGCCCGTGTGAGTTCCGAGAATATAGATCCATAAGCGGTAACCATGTGATCTCCTGCGCCATCGAAGGATAAATAGCTCAGAGATTCAACACCTGCCTCGGTCACATCGTATTCGTTGCCTACGCGCTGGTAGTTTGTGGCTATGGAGCCGAGTTCGAGTTGTGCGCCCCAGATGTAGATTCCGTCTGTCCCATTGGCCGTAACATTTGTTGACCCATCAGCGTCGCACGGTCCAGTGTAGCAATAACGATTTGCCCCAAAAGTGTTTGTCGAGACAACGGTGCATTTACTTATTCCGCCCCCCATGTCTTCTATACTTGCAGAAACAGTACCATTAACACCAGTTGACAATACCGTTTGTGCATCTAGGTCAAAGTAAGATGCAGAGTTGCCCTGCACATTGTAAATGTAGGCTTTTGTAATCACGCCAGATGGCTTTAAGTACACAGAGTAAGTATTATTTACACCTACAATTCCCCCGCCAGTTGTTTGGTTTACAGCCCTTAATGTACCAGACGTTGCTGGATACACCAAGTCTGCTGTGGCAGAACCAAAAAACGTGGCCGAATTAGCAACTACAGTTACGTTGGTTTTGCCCCAAGCCGCATCAGCAAAGTTCTCAGTCTGAACAAGCAGGTTCCTAATACCACCCTCTGGGTGATACGCATAAACAGGACGAGACGCCGCAGTGGCTTGCGTGGCGTGGTTGCCCAAAGGAGCTTCACGAACAGACGCTACTGAGACAGATGCCCCTCCGCCCGTAGTGGTTGTGCGGAAATTCAAGCTCAGCGTTGCAGTTGCAGACGGGATTAAAAAGAACTTCTGCACCCCTGCGCTAGTTACCGCAAATCCATCTCCACGCGAGTTTGTAATAAACGAAAAGAACACATCAAAAGGCCCAAAATACTGTGCGACATTCACTTCTATTTCATAACGAGTGCCTGCCGTGACAGCAAATTGTGCGCTGGAGTATGTTTGATCTGTGCCACCTGCAACGGTTTTCTCAAATGTAACCGAAGTGCCGTCAGTAGAGAAGGAACCAAAACCAGCATCCACCCACCCGATTGCGTCTGTCGCTTCACCTTGAGCAAGACCTTGAGACTTATCAAGCATAAGAGCGACAGTCTGACCCGCAGTAGTTACAGGTGTAGAACCAAATGTATCCTGAAACATCGTGGTTAAATCGGAGGGATCATACCAAACGCCCTGCTCGCCTGCGGTAAAGAGTTTTTGAGGCGTCCAAGATTTAAAGATTTCCGTAAGACCAAGATACACCTTGCCGACTTCATTTGCGCCCACATATAGTCTAGAAATGTCAGTCGAACCTAACTTCATAGATTACCCCACAATTAAATAGAATGTTTCAGAGTCTGGTGTAATCAAATCATATTCTGCTTGTGTTAGAGAAAACATATTTGTAATTTGATCCGCACCAGTCACGCCAGTAGTGTCACTTGATACCTTGTTGGCTATATCAGATGCCTCTAGCTTTAAATCTAGTGCGGTCTGTGTAGCTGTTGATATTGGAAGACTGCTCATCGCCACATCTTGCGCGGTTCCGTTTCCTGACAGTCTTCCCTTGACTGTGTTGGCGTTCATTGTCGCCAGCTCTTGATTTGTTACGGCATGATTAACTATTTGTGCAGTGTCAACTTGATCGAGCAATGCAAGAACGCCGAGGTTAGGCTTGTTTAAAATCTGAGCATCGCCACTTAGAGCGTTCCAGTCGGCGTTTACATTTGCCTCTGCACCGGACTGGATGCCATCTAGCTTGGTCTTGTCGGCTGCGCTCATTACCCCAGCGAGCGAGCTAATCGCCGCCGCTAGAGTCGTATCGCTTCCGCTGGAAGACTCAATTACGACCTGTGTTGCGCTTGGAGTGTTTGAAAGATTGGTGGTGCCGCCAACAGATGTTATATTACCGCTTTCGTCTACGGTTTTAAGTCCGTCATTATCAGCAAAAAGGTCTAGCTCCCCAGCGGTTGAAGCGGTGACGGTGTTGGTGTTTTTCTTTATTGATATGACTGGAGGTTGCATATATTAATTCCTTAAAATTAGTCGCCCGTATATTGTTATTTTACCTTCATTTCTAAGCTTGCCAATAAGAATAACTTGAGTTCTTTCTTGAATGACAAAAGTTTCGCCAGACAAAACGTGCTCAAAAATGCCCCCAGACTCACCCTGCAGCCCTTGATCACCAGTTTCGCCCTTTTCAGCTAGTAATTGCCAAAAAGTATTGTTTGTCGGGAGATTTCCTGTTGTGGGTTGAATTGCTACATAGCTAGACCCATTAAAACTAACGCTATCGGCAAGATCGTAAGTTATCAGCTCGTCGTACTCGCCACGAAAGTTAATGCTGTCAGCAAGACTAAGTGATAGGCTTACAGGATTATCAATAAGCTTGACTACACTAACCATAAATTAAACTCGCTCGGTTATCCCATACTTGGGTAAACTCACCACTATCAGCAAGAAGAATTGAGTCAATGCTTCCCTCTTTGGTTATTCTGGTTATTTTCCACACAGGACTGCTTGTTAGTGAGCTTGGTAAAGCTTCCCCCACGTAGGTTGCGCCCCCGCTAGAGTCGACAATAGATATAAAGTTATCACTAGTAACCGATACGGATACTTTGCCCGCCCTGTTTCTAAACTTTTGATGTTCTCTGTCTCTATAACTAATCGGTAAGGTCATCTAAATCCTCCAACTTTTGAAAGAACCATGCGATCCAAATAGTTCGTCCGTTTTTAGTATAGAATTGAATGTCAAAGTATTGGCACTCGCAGCCAAGTTTTGCATTCGTTCGATACATCAAAGCCCTTAACCCTTGCGGGCTAGGGGCTTCAATGAAATTAGGTATTAGGTCAGAGTGTTTATTCACTAATCAATTAGTTTTGCAATCAATGGTGAAAGACCAGCGCCTGCATTACCTTGGCCTAATTGTAGACCTCCAAGTCCCCAGAGCGTATCTACGGCAACTTGCATACCGCCAGTTCCGTATCTTAGGTCAGTATCTTGACCAACGGCCGGTGCTCTTTGAAAAGCAAATCCACAACCACCCTCTTCAATCATAAATGCTTGGCCAGCACCGATTTGAGTGTTAACGATAACAGGTACGCCATAAACTGAACCAATGATTCCGTTCATGATTGGAGCCGGGCCTACGCCTCTATAATCGTAGCGTGAGAATTCAGGAAGAGCTAACATAGCTTTTTCTTGATCAGGAGCAATTGCAAATCTAACTCTACTCATGTCAGCAAAGTTGTCCATCATAAACTCTCTCATATCAAGAATGTTACTTGCAGAAATCGCAGCAGGAGCATCACCAAGAACAGAAAGACCAGCAACAGCAGTCCACTCAGTTACTAGAGCAGAGTTGATGTCACGCCCATGAGCAGATGAAGCTCTAGAAATTGCAGTTGTTAAATAATTCGTAGTGGACTGAAATTCATCGTGTGAGTCAAAACCAAAGAACACTATTTTATTGTTATCAAGAGCGATAACGTCAGTAGAATCACTAAGCGCAGCGTTCTCAGTTGCAGCAGCACCGAAGGCACGAGACTGAACTGTAAAGCTAGACATACGTGGAATTTCAATTTGCTTGGCACCTTTAACAGCTAGGCTTGAGTAATCAGTTACTAGTGGTAAGAGTGATGCAGCTTCTCTAAGTTCTCTTTGAACTAGAGCAGCGATCAGGTCTTGTTTTGTATTTACTAAATTGTTAGCAGCCATCTCTATTCTCCTTGAGGTTAGGCTTTAAGCATTGCGATTATTTCGTCCTTGCTTAAATCATTAAAGTTTTGTTTTTCAATTTTATTTGAGGGTAGGGCATCCATCATTGGAACATTACCTTTTGTGAATAAATAGTAGTCTTCTTTCTTAGCCCTCTCGATCAATTGCTGAACTGATTCTTGTCTTATCTGACCGTCATCCGCTTGCAATGTTTCAAAGTCACTTTTGTCTAGTAATCTAATGAGCTTGTCTGGATTGATACAACCTGCACGAGTCGCCTCGTTTTTAATAGCGCCAGTTACGTCTTTCCATAGAGTATTCTCTCGCTCTTTGCGATACTTACTTTCTAGGTCTAGGGTTTTTGCTTTGAGATTATCAATAATCTCTTGGTAGTTACCCTGTGCCTCAAGCTCCGCGTTTTTCTTTGCCTCGAGTTCGGCCTCTAATTGCCTTGCTCTTTCTTTGGCGTTTTTCGCTTCACCTAGAACTTTCTTGTAAGACTCGTACTTTACGACATCTTGCTCTGCTGTTTGATTACTCTCAATTTCGCTACTAGCTTCTTGAGTTAAACCCACAGGGTTTTCGTTGACATTATCCATTTTCTTCCTCCATGACTTTGTTTGTCAAGATTATTTAAAAAACCGCCTTATGGCAGACACTAATTTTCTTTCTACTTTAGATGTAAATGATTCGCTTTGAAAAACCTGTAGTATTTTTCGACTCTTGTTTTGCTCTACAAGTAAATCTTGCAAGGAAATTTGAGTTGCCTTAGACCTGCCCTTTTTAGTCTTGTATTTCTTATGCTTTCTCTTTAATGCCCCGAAAACAAAAGATAGTTTGCTTGTCACAAATTTGACTCTTATCGCATCGAGTAGCTCACCTGTGATTGTAAGATTCGATTTGTCTTGCTCATAGGCAGGGTGGGTTGGATTATACCTGGCAATGTATCGTCTATTCTTTTTTGTTGATGGGCGCAGTCTTGGGGCAAGCCCTTCTTTTCTAATCTCCTCAACCACTAGTTCTTGCATATCGTCTTTGAATTTTGACCGAGCGATAGCATTGCCAATCCTTAGCTTTGTTCTCTCTAGCTCTTTATCGAGTCCGGTTATCCTAATCTTAGTCAATAGAGAACCCTATGTTGCGAAGTATCTCGTCGATGTTTAATTCTCTGCTTGATTGAAAGATTGCTGCTGCGGAGATGGCATCGCTTATACTGGTTCTCGACTCTTCTTTTACGCTGTTGGCAATATCTTTCGCCTCTTTTGCATTGATACCAAACCAAGGGCGTTTCGGAAGTGTATCGCCCGTATGGTGGTTGAATCCTTTCTTAGTATTTAGTTTGTCATCAATAAACAATTCAATCACGCCACCGCTATTTCTAGCGTCAACACTCAAGAGCATATCGCCCATCAATGTTAAATCTACATCACTAACCGACACGCCTTTTTTCTCGGCATAACTTTCGGAGTAGTCATCAAAAGGTTTACCATTATCAACCCTTTGATTGCTTTGAGTTCTCTTAATCATTTGTTCGATGGCTTCCTCTTGAAAGGCGGCGATCTCATTTTGAGTCGGTGCCCTTCCAAGAAGTTCATTAAGATCAATCTCTTGACTCATTTCATCAACAGATATGTTATTCTTGATCGCCATTATCAATATCCATAACTGGTGGTTGAGTTGGAGTCATGCGCATCATGTCCTCGGCATAAAGATCAAATCTCTCTTCTGCTTGTTCGCGTGATAGTTTCTCGCGCTCCATTATTGCAGCAATAGGGCTTGATATTCCCAACGCTACTTCTCTTTCAATTACGTCTAACTCTTCACTGTCTGATTTAACAAGCTCGGGCTTGGCGTAAGTGACTTTGATTTGTGAATCTTCTGGCAAGCCTCTGATCTTGTACTTGTCATCGAGATTGATTGCATTATCGAGAACGCTTAACCATGCCTTGATTAGTGTATATATTTTTGATTCTGTTTTTTCGAATAGATCGAAGTCAGCTCTTGATGCACTTACCTTTTCGATCATTGCCAATAGTCTTTCGATACCACTTGAATATGTTTGAGCAGTCCCGTCCATTGATACGGTCTTTGGATTGATACCATTAGAGCTTAAGAATGTTGTAAGCAATACCTCAAGATATTGAATCGATCCTGCGATATCTGATCCTGGAGTGATGTATTGAAAATCAGTTTCTACGCCAGCGTTTACATCATTAGGAAGTTTAAGAATTATATTAGGCCCAACGGTAACGGTTTCCATAAGTAATTCTTGAGGCCCTTTCAAAACTCCAACCGCGAATCCTTGCATCTTCACCACTTGTTGTACTTGACTCATACTAGAATTAAAATCCCTAGTGAATTGAGCATACGAGTTGTGAGGTCTTACCCAATACTCGAACTCTTTTTCGTTTGATACTTCAACGAATGGAAGCAACTCAAAGTCTCTTAATGGGTTTGGCATTACTTCGCCTACGATATCTCCACCTTTAGTCATCGTGTACATTTCATCGAGGGTGTAAACGTAATATAATTTGTCGCCACTTGATGTTGATTTGTTCAATGCCAATTGCTCTTCATAATCATTCTTTGCTTGTGATGCTAAAGAACTAACGCCAGTTGCAGGGGCTACTTGATCAGCCGCTTCACTCAATTCATTGTAGTTATCGTATGAAGAAATTATGATCGCCTTAGCAACTTCTGGGTCAAGTTCATTGGGAATAGCGTCCCATTGGTGAGGCTTAAGCACTCTCATAATCATCTTGCCCATTTTTGGAACTACTTGTATTAGGCAATGATCATGATTTTTATAAAGTCTATTAGCTAGAGCAAGTTTATTGTTCGCCCCCATGTCGTCATAAATATCATTCATGACTTCTATTTGATCGTCACTTAGCTCAGTGAATTCTCTTGTCGGTTGATCTGAGTATATGCAAGCAAGTTGATCAACTATTCTTTTACAGATATTGACACTCGAAACGATTGGCATTTCTCTAACGGTTGTTTCGCTGAATTGTTCTCTCAATGTTTCAACAACATATTCTTTTATTCTATCTTGATATATCTCGCTGGCTTGATAGCTCTCTGTCTTACGCCCTTTATTGGTGTGCGACTCAATCATTTTGATTGCTGCTTTTCTGCCGTTCTTGGTTGTTAAATCCATTGTTATCGTCCTTGAGTTATGATCTTATATTTACTAGTGTCCTTTAATGGTAAGAAAAAGTGAACCCCGTAAGTGTATCCGTCTGAAGCGTGACTCAGAGTTATATCCCTCTTATCAATGTCTTTGCCGTCCTCTTTCCATGCCACTAACTCTAAATCTCTAATAAGATTTTTACATGAAGGATCAACTATAAGCCTGTCATGATAGAAGTTGCTATTCGCACAAATAATTCTAGACTGAACTGGAGGGTTAAGAAAGTTTTTAGTCCCGAGTCCGTTTTGTCTGAATATCTCATAGTTTGATCTGTCTATAGCAACGTCCCTTTTGTTGTTACCTGTGCTGTCGCCCACAACTATCATTGGTCTATTAGGGTATTTCGCTTTCACTCTCTGCGCCATCTCTCTTGTTCCTTGAAACTCTAAATGCTCTTCGCCAATAGCGTAAACAACACCGTCTTTAAGAAACATATATGTTCCGCAATAATGGCTTATATTGTAATCGGTAAAAAAGTATAGTTGATCGCTATTCTCAAGCAAGTGACGACAATCTTTTACGTGCCTGTCTCTGTCGAATTCTTCATAAACGGCACCGACATTCATGTTCAGTCGTTTTGCTAACACTTCTTGTTCAAACAACTTTGGCGAGTATGTTTTTCTTAGCGACTCTAGATACTCATGAGATAGTGATTTGTTTTCATGCGAGGGAGCATTGTAAACATTGCCAGCTTTGTTAACGTAGAAATCCTCATGAACGTGATTAAAACCGTTTGGTGAACTAGTCCACCTTATAAGCTCGGGCGATTTTCTTACTCTCCCTCTAAACGCTTTAACTGCCTCGGGTTTCCAAAAATCAACCTCGTCGCCCCACCCGCCCATGTAGTTGCCTGCACGAAAAGCGGTGTCATAGTTCTGGGCACCAAAGCCATATATCTTGGCTCCATTATGAGTGAACTCATAAACGATAGGGGAGCCGTTTGTTTTTCTGTAATGCTTATCTCTTTGAAGCCCGTAAATGTCGTTGAGATAATACTCAAACTCTTCATCTACTGCGGTCTTTAATTGGCGGTAATCTCTCGCTGCCATAATCCATTTAGACATGGGGTTCTCTTGAACTTGTTCAAAAAGCCACATCGATGCGACCATTGATTTTCCGTAACCAATGCCAGCCTCAAGCAATGCTTCTCTGCCTTGATCTACATAGAACTTGTATTGTTTATCCCAAAGACTGATCTGAGTGATATTCGCCATCGATCCTCTCTAAAGATATGTCTCTATAAGAAATAGCTTCGTTAATGTTTTTGAATCTCTTTTTTAATACTAACTTTCCGTTTCTTCTGGCCTGAACAACAAACATTCCAGTAGTGGTGCATATGGATACGTTCTTTTGCTTGAGCTTATTATTTTTTCTAACTGTAGTGTTTATTTCGTTTTGTGATTTTGTTACTGATCTAAGATTCTCTATTCTGTCGTCTTGTTTTAGTTGGTTTATGTGATCTATTGTTTCTGAGAACTTCCCGCCATTTAGAACCCAAACAACCTTATGCCTTCCGTAGTTATATCCCAATACTCTCATAGAGTTATAAGTTTTTGT